TACAACGCCGGTCGTTTCCGTTGCATTGGTATTTCAGATAATAATTCGGTTACATACCAACTTTACCTTGGCACTTTAGGCAAGGCCACTGATTGCGAACTTGCCTATCTCGGTCAACTTGCATTTACAATAGGCCAACAAGTCTCAACCACAAGCACATATGAGCTTGCTGATACTCTTACTATAACTGTTACATATAAAGATTGGGAGGCAGAATGGGATTCAACCAGTCCTGGTAATAACAGAGTGGCTACAGCCAGAATAGATTTGCAAGGTGCTGATATTCTGGTGGTTGTTACTACTACGGCAGAATGTGATAGCAAACTTCTACTTAAAGGATTTTAGAGAAAGGGGAATATTATGGGCGGCGGCGGAAGACCAAAAGTCCCTGCTCCTCCTCCTCCGGCTCCAATGCCGAAGGTACAAGAGGAAGTTGAAGAGGCCAAAAAGAAGGTTAGAAGACGTGCAAGAGTCGCAAGGGGCTTGGAGTCAACTATTCTGGCCGGTCGAATGATGGCCGAACGTACCTCCCCTGCTGAATTAAAAAGTATTCTTGGTGCATAATGACAGCAGAAGAAATCATTACAAGAATGGAGAAATTTGAGGCTGACCGTGTCAACTTCGATAACCAATGGCAGCAGTGCGCCGATTACGGTATGCCGAACAGTAATCAGATTACGACAAAGCGCTCGCCAGGCGAAGCCAAACCGGACTTATTTGATACAACCGCTGAGGATTCTAATATCCAACTGGCGGCGGGACTATATTCGTATATGTTCCCGACGGATAGCCGTGCATTTGTTTTGAAGACTGATGACCCAGAACTCGCTGAAGATGATGAAGCTACACAGTGGTTTGAAAGGACTACCACTATTACTCACGAACATCTTGTTAGTAGTGATTTTCGTCAAGCGTTTTTTGAATTTCTAAAATCATTGGGTTGTTTCGGGCCTGCTTGTTTGTATGAGGAAAAGGGCAAAAAATCTCCCATTACATTTATTTGTCATCATATAGCTGGATACTATATCGCCCTTAATTCTGACAGAAAAGTCGATACTGTTTATAGACCATTTGAGTATACAGCACGTCAAGCTGTTCAGGAGTTCAAAAAGCATAAAGACAACCTTGGCGAAAAACTATTGGAGGCTTACAACGACCCGAAACAACAGGACAAGAAATTCGGGTTTATTCACGCTGTTTTTCCAAGGGAAGAGGCCGACAAACCCGATGACCCTCTTGGTATGCCTTGGGCAAGTTCTTGGGTTAATCGGGATGAGAAAAAACTAATTTATGAAAGTGGATACTCTGAGATGCCTTATCAGGTCAGTATGTTTGACAGAGACCCATTGGAGGTTTATGGCAGGTCTCCAACAATGAAATCCTTGCCCGATATAAAGATGGTCAACAAAATGCAGAAGGCAAGAATTAAAGGTTGGGAAAAGCAGGTTGACCCGCCCGCACTTTTACCTGATGACGGTTCTATTTGGCCTCTTGCTACTCAACCAGGTGGTGTGATTTATTACCGTGCTGGCGGAGATAAACCCGAATGGTTTGAGTTCAAAGGCGACCTCAGAGAGATGGAGAAGGCGATTCTTTCCGTTCAACAAAAGATTCAAAAGGGCTTTTACCTTGATATGTTCGACCCGCTTGTTGACAGGCAGAATATGACAGCTACCGAGGTTATGGCAAGAGTGGAACAAAAAATGAGATTTCTTACCCCGATTATAGGCCGTCTACAAAGCGATTTATTTAATCCTATGATTCACAGAATAATCGGAATTTTGGGACGTCAAGGTTTATTGCCTGCCAAACCCCCACAACTTGAGAATGCAGATTACAGCATAATGTATCTTGGCCGCCTTGCCCTTGCGATGCGAACTCTTGAAACCGAAGGTCTTGCCAAAACTTTGACGGATTGGGCACCGATGGGCGAACTTGATAATAGTTGGTTAGATAATCTCGATGTAGATGTGGCGTTTAGAGATTCGGCAAGAAATAATGGAATGCCAGCAACATGGCTTAAAAACATAAAACAAAGAGATGCCGAACGTCGAGCGCTTGCTCAACAGGAGCAAGCTCAAGCAGCTCTGGCGCAAGCCTCTGAATTAAGTAAAGGTCTTAGAAATGTTTCTAAAGCTCCCGAAGAAGGCTCAATAACTAAGGAGTTGATAGATGCCGCAACTTAACGAAGACCAGAAAAAGGAAATTGAAAAAAATAGACAAGAAATCGAAAGACGAACGCATCGCTCTGCGTGTTTTCAAAGAATATTTAGAGGCGTTGATGGCGAACTTGCACTTGATGAGATAAACAAACTTTGCGGAATGAAAAACGACACTTTCGACTCCGACCCGTATGTAAGTGCTTACAATGCTGGTCGCAGGTCGGTAGCGATTTTCATAGATAACTGTATAAATCAGGACGTTGAAAAAGCAAGAGAGATGTTAAAAAGTACCGAAACCCCTAATTGAAAGGAACTAAAAATGGCTGACTCTGACAACACTCAAAGTCAAAGTAGTGAGTCCCAGGCAACTCAGTCCGTCGTGAATCCCGATGGCAGTTTTGTCGAGGGCTGGGAACAGAAGTATCCCGAAGGCAGCAGGGCAACGCTGTCGAGATTCAAAACTTTTGATGATTTTGTAAATTCGGATATGAATCTCCGAGAAAAGTTCGGACATTCTGGCCAAGACCCTGACTCTCTTATCCTAATACCTAAAGAGGATTCGCCCGATGAAGTCAAGGCCGCATTCTGGAAGGCCGCTGGAGAGCTTGATACTGCCGATGACTACAAGTTTGAAAGGTCAAAAGACATCTCCGAAAAAGTGGAACTTAACGATGCTAAAATCAAAGATTGGGCAGCAATAGCGAAAAAGCATCATCTCAGCCAAGCGCAATTTCTGGGACTGGCAAACGATTGGCTTATTTCGGTCGGTGCGGATATTGATGCTTTCGATTTAGCTCAAGCCCAAAAAACTGAGCAAAGTAAAGCAGGTGCTCTTGTTGTATTAAGGAAAAAACTTGGAGCAGATGTTGAAAAAAGAGTGGCTCGTGCCGAAGCATTACGAAATTATTATGGCAATGATGTTATTAAAGAAGATGATGGCACGGAAAAATCGCTAATACAAAAACTGGAAGAAGAAAATCCAAATCTTAAAACTTCGCCTTGGATGCGAATGTTATTTGATAACATTGCTGAAAGCCTTAGCGAAGATACCTTGAAAGGTCTTACTACCGTTACTGCTCCGACGACAGGCCAGATAGAAGCCAAGATTGCCGAAATAAGGGCGAATCCGGCACTTATAGACAAAAAGCATCCTCAGTTTAAGGCGCTAAATGACGAACTAACTGAATTGTATAAAAGGAAACATTCTGCATAACCCCGCAAGGGTCGCAGTGCTTGTACTAAAGTAGTACCGTCCCAGTCGGACGTTAAACAGTAGGGAAGCCCCTGCTAAGGATAACCTTTCCGAGAGAGAAACTTATTAACTTTTTTGGAAAGGGCTTAAAATGAGTATAACACTTAGTACGGGGATACCGGAATGGTTTGCTGACCAATTCGCAGACACTATTTATCAGGTTCTTCAACAGTCGGAATCTTTGTTCGCCCGCGGCGTGCAAGTCGAACCAATTCTTAGCGCCGAAGATAAAGCATTTGATATGATGGGTTCGCTTGAAGTGGTGGAGAAAACGGGGCGTAATCCTGAGACTCCTACCGTTGATGTGTCCACGCAAAGGCGTTGGTGCTTTACCACACCTTATCACCAAGGTTTTCTTTACGACCAAGACGATGACCTTTCGTTAAAGAACAACCCCACTTCGGCTATTGTTGTTGCACTTAGAAAGGCCGTCAATCGTAAAAAGGATGACATCATCCTCGCCTCTTTTAACGCCGCCGTTACCAGCGGCAGGCGGGCGGGTTCAAGTATTACTTGGGCATCTCAAGCGGGTACTACTAAGTACACCGAAACATCGGGCGGGAGAACGATTCCTCATGATTGTTCGGAAGGCAATTGTTCGGCATCCGATACTGGGATGACCGTTGAAAAGGCCGAGTTGATAATCGAATATTTCAAGAAAAACGAAGTGGATGAGCAAACCCCTATCTTTTGCGCCATCAGTCCTCGTCAGGCAACGAATCTCTTTGGTCAGGAAGAGTATATCAACATCGACTACAACACGGACAAACCTCTTGCAACAGGACGACTGTTGAAGAACTGGCACGGAATAAACTGGATTGTCTCCAACAAGGTAGTCAAAGGTTCGTCCAACGATGTTGATGGTAATACCAATGTTTATCGGTGTTGGGCATGGGTTATGGACGGGATAATCCTTGGCGTTCAGGATTCGGTAAGCGTTACGTTTTCCATCAGACACGACCGTTCCGAAGCACAACAGATTTATATCCACATGAATTTGGGTGCGTTCAGACAGGACGAGGACAGAATTTGTTTAGTTGAATGTCAATAGAATAGCCAGCGGTTAATTAGTTTGCCGGTTAAGGCTGAAACATTGAAAGGAAAATAGTATGAATTATCCAAATTACAATCACGAATTTCAAAGGAATAAAGTATCTGAACCAGCACAACCTTTTGGTGATTCCAATATCTTCACTCCGACTATCGACCAGAGGAATTGGTTGGGTCGTATTTGGGATTTCAATAATGGTGATAGGTTCAGGTATCAAAAGGATGGTGGTTCTGGTATCACGAGAGCTCACATGGCGGCTACCTATCCTCCCGATGCCGAACTTGAGGATGAGCTTCAGGGTTCTTACGGCGTTTCTGTTGGTGAGACCAAGTTTGATATGAAGGTAACAACTGGCAGTGGGTTGCTCGACCACGAATTGACTGACGGCATTATGCTGGTCAATACCGCCGGAGCCAGTGGCGCTGGTGATATGTATATCATCAAGGACAATACTTGGATAACGGGCGATACCATTCTCTATATCGAGATAGCTGATAATGGTGGTATTCGCACAGTTATTGATGCAACGGAAAATATCACGTTAGTAAAGAATAAGTATCGTGATGTGGCGGTTCATGCCACAGACAGAGATGCAGTTGCTATTGGCGTGCCTTTGGTTGATGTAACGGCGGATTATTACTTCTGGGCAAAGACCAGAGGCGCGGCTCCGCTTCTTGTCGATACTGGCGATTCCCCAGCTATCGGTGGGCCAATAGGCGAACCTACTGGCACTGCCTCTGTTGCTGGTGCTTGCGGTGTGATTAACGCTGATGGCACTGATGCTATATGGGGCAGAGTATTGTATGCCGCCGCTGCAGATGATTACGCCCTTGTGGATTTAATGCTTGAATAACCGATGGGGGAGTTTCTATAAAGCTCCCCCTATTTTTGAAAGGACATAAAATGAAGAAGATATTTATTCTTTTGTTAATCCTGCTATTTGCCTCTACCCCTTGTTTTGCAAGAAAGGTTACTGCGCTTAGAGACCAGATAGATGCCCTACAAGACTTGTTCAAAGGTGAAGAAGTCGAACAGGCAGGACATATATGGTACGTCGATAGCGGTCAAAGTCATTCTGGCAATGGCAAGACTTGGAATGGTGCTTTTATTACTCTCCAAGAAGCAATAGGCTTTTGTGAAGACGATAGAGGCGATACGATTTATGTTGCGCCAGGACATGCTTATGACATAATATCAGATGGTTTAATTGACCTTAATGTTCGTGGCGTATCGGTTAAAGGTATGGGCAACGGCAATAACAGGCCGACTTTTACCGTTTCGACTGCGGTCGATGCGGATATGCACATTACCGCCGATGACTGCACTATAAGCAACTTGATTTTTATGAACGGAATAAACAACTTGGCAACCATGCTCACAGTTACAGCAAATGATGTAACCATCTCCGAATGTTATTTTACCGATGGTTCAGCAACGGATGGTTTAGGTGCTATTGCCGTAGGTTCTGCGGATGGTACGGCTAACCGATTGACCATAGAAGATTGTGGCTTCTACCAACCTGGGGATACATACAACGACCATGCTATTGAGATTCTGTTTGATATGGTTGGAACCAGGATTCTGCGCAACATCTTTTATGGCGATTATGACGAAGGTGCAATTCGCATTCCTACAGCTGCAGACGCCTGCATCAATATGTTGTTTGAGGAGAATATCATTACGAACAAACAGGCAACCGGCAAAGGAATTTACATTGATGGTACGTCTGCAACGATTACTTTGAGGAGCAATAGTATATTTACAGACGACCCTGATAATTCCTATAGTTTTGATTCTACAATTCTGCAAGAATCCGCCAAGCTGGAAAAAGGTGCTTTGAAAGACGGCACGGGTGTTTATCCTGCCTCGGTTGCGGATGACAGCTTGTGGGCTAAAATATTGAGCAAATCAGCTACCCCATCAGCTTCATCTTACAGCAATCTAACTGATTCGTTTGAAGCTATATCTGATACTTTAGCAGATTCAAATACGGGCATTGATGCTTTACTCGTCCACGCTGTTGATATGAATACCGCTAATGAAGCCAGGGATGTCTTCTTGACCGATATGAACACAGCAGATGAGGCTCGTGATGTTCAGCTCACAGACATGAATACAGCAGACGAAGCACGAGACGTTTACCTTACGGACATGAACACTACTATCGAGAGCATGGAGACTACTGATACGGCACGAGACGTCCAACTAACCGATATGAACACCACGATTGAAAGCATGGAGACTGCCGATACCGCAAGGGACGTATGGCTAACGGACATGAATACGGCTGATGAGGCTCGTGATGTTCATTTGGTTGATGTAAATACAACTCTTGAATTGGTAGAAACAACGGTGAACACCTTCACTGCTGCACAGGACGCCAATATTCAGCAGATAGAAACCCATGTTGTTGATGTTAATACTTGGCTGGTAGCTTGGACGGGTCGACAGGATGCTAATATCGGCCAGATAGAAGCCTGGACTGCTACACAGGATACCAACATCGCTACGATAATTACTTGGACAGGTATTCAGGACGCCAACATCCAAGATATAGAAACTATCTCGGATGCAACCAGCACTTGGATGGGTGTTCAGGATGCCAATATCCAACAAATCGAGACCATATCAGATGCGACCAGCACATGGATGGGTGTACAAGACACTAACATTGCTGCACTAATTACATGGACTGGCGTCCAAGATGCAAATATACAACAGATTGAAACTATAGCGGACGCTACAAGCACGTGGATGGGAACACAAGATGCTAACATTGCTGCAATTATCGTTGACTTCACAAATTCTGGTACGCAATTTTGCATTGTAGCCGATGTTAATGTTCAGGATTTAGTGAACAATACACAAGGTGCTACCAGTGATATAACTACTGCTGCATCGGGCGACCTGTATCTTGAGAATATAGTCGTTCAGACCGACAGTGCTAATACAAGTGCAAGCGCTTGGGCTGTTTTCGAGATTTCGACTGATAATACTCACGGCGCAACTGGGCCGGATTCGCCTATTGTCACAGAAGCTAAGGCAACTTTTACCGGTAGTGTAACACTTGCTGAGGCCGACTTCGATACCGAACAATTTCCTTTGTTGATTGAAAGTGGCACTACGATTTATTGTCACGGCAGCAGTGCTGCCGGAGATGTGGACGGAGTATTCAGAATCATGATGTGTTTTAGAAGGATTGACGACGCTGCTTCGCTAACAGCTTTAGATATTGGCACGATTCCGTAAGGATAAAGGGGTGGGCTTTGGCTCATCCCTTTTTACTATGAAGGAAAGCGTTGTAGACGATTGGCAATGGTGCAAGATGAGCCTTAATTTACCAGCAAATTCAAAAGTTTTAATTCTCGGTGCTTACAAGGGCAGAGACGCAAGCAAGTTCAACGGTGCTACTGTCTATGCGGTTGAGCCAAGCAATATGGCCTTTCGCCGTTTGGTCAAAAAAGCGAAGAACAAAGACATTATACCTTTGAAACTTGCCGTCGGAGAAAAGAATGGTCTATCCACTTTTCACGAGTACGGCTATCCCTTCTTCTGGCAGGGCAAAGGAAACAGTCTTTTCGAGAGAGGTCAGAAATGCGATTTTTTGAGGAATCTGGTTAGGAACAGGCCGCTATGGTTCAAAAGAGAATACAAAGTTCTTACAGTTGATTTGAAGACCCTACTTTCACTACTGGAACTTAAATTTGTTGACCTTCTTGTTTGTGATATAGAAGGTGCAGAAAGATACATTATTGACCAAATTACAGAATTAGCTGATTGTTTTGGTCAAGTTGATATGGAACTTCATCCGCAAATATACGGAAGATTACTTAATTCTGACCTTATAGATAAAATGGCAAGATTTTTCAACTTTGTAACTAATAAAACAAACCACATTTTATTTGAAAGGTGATGCAATATGGGAGTTATTGATACTGCTGCCAATATAGCTCTATGTAATCAGGCATTGGGTTTTTTGGGTGCGGAAGCGATAGTCCTTGATGGTACTTCACAAAATCACATTTACTGTGAGACATTTTTTATGAGTTCCAGAAATGAGATGCTTGAAGCCCATCCTTGGAATTATGCAAGTAAAAGAACTTTCGCAATTCAGACTACAGACCCATTATTCGGTTATGATAACGCCTTTACCAAACCTTCCGATTGCCTGAAGGTATGGACGATTGCTAAAGACCCTCTCGCCGTATTTGAAGTTGAAGGCGGTCTGATTCTTACCGATGAAGGCGAAACGCCAAGCGATTGGGCTACGGCTACAGACTATATTGTTGGCAATGTCGTTTCAAATAACGATATAACTTATACTTGTTTAGCCGCCCATACATCTGGCGATTTAGATGATGAACCTGGAGTTGGTGCAGCAACAGATACTTACTGGACTGACAAGGGCGGGGATTACCAATATCTTCCTGTGGAATATGTTTATCAAGTCACCGAGGTCGCAAGTTATCCGGAGTATCTATATCAATGCGTGGTTTACAATCTCGCCCTGAAACTTTGCAGTCCCATAAAGCAAGAAACAAAAACAGCCGTAGACCTTCAAACAATGCTTCACGGCAGCAAAAGAACGCTTGGCTACCTCGATTTTGCTCGCTCCATAGATGGACAGGAAGGTGGTGGAGCAAAGATAACAACGTCAAAATGGCTTGAATCGAGGAGATAAGATGCGCAAGTTTTTTTGGATTTTGCTGTTATGTTTATATTCGGTTGCGGTGGCGCAAGATAAGCCATATCGCATATTAAATTCGTTTAGTGCGGGCGAATTGACGCCGCTACTCTCCGCCAGAGAAGATTTATCTAAATATCAATCTGGCTGTTCTTTAATGGAAAATCTTTTCCCTTTGCCGCAGGGCGGGGCGCAGAAGAGACCTGGCACGAAATATGTTGCCGAAGTAAAAGATAGCAATTATCCCACAAGGGTCATCTCTTTTGAGTATTCGACCGAACAGGCATACATTATCGAACTCGGCAATGAGTATATGCGTTTTTATAAAGATGGTGGCCAAATACAAACAACGGTTGGAACAGAAGATTTAAGTGCTTTAAGTGCCAATCTTGTAGCACATTGGAAATTAAACGATGATGCTACCAGCACTGCTGTCGATGATGATGTCGGTGTAGTTCCTCATGATGGTATTGCAAGCAGTAACACGGAGGATTTGCACAAACCAGGGAAAGTAGGGACAGGATGCTTTGACCTCAACCTTGGTGTAGATTCTGTAACTGTTGGCAACAACGCTGCACTTTCTTTTGGTAATGGAGTGGTTGATAGTCCTTTTAGTATTGCTGCGTGGGTATATGTAACAACTTTTGGAACAGTTATAGCCAAATGGGAAGACACAACTGGCCCAGACAGAGAATGGACATTTCAGATAGGAGGCAATAGAAAGTTAAGATTTTTTACTTATGATGAAGCCAATAATAAAAGGGCCCGAATTATTTCAAATGATGCAATGACATTGGGATGGCATTTTGTAGTTGCAACTTATGCTGGCTATAGTGGCACTGGCGTTCCTTCTACCTATATGAAATTATATGTTGACAGTGTTCTTCAAACAGTTACGGCTACAGATGATGCGGGCTATGTCGCAATGACCGCCGGTGCAACAGATGTGTTAATTGGTGGTTACTTTAAGATTGGAGTTCCAGTTGGTAGTTATCCGGACAAGATGGATAATATAGCACTGTTTAATAAAGAGCTTTCCGCCGCTGAACTTACAGCATTATATTCTACTGGTGTTTATGAAATAGAATCTCCATTTACACCATCCGAAATTTTTGGCGTGAGATATACTCAATCTGCCGATGTACTATATTTGGTTCACTCTGACCATCACCCGCAAATGCTATCTCGTTATTGGCACGATTCGTGGGAGATAGAGGATATAAATATTATAAATGGCCCGTTTCTTGCTCAAAATGAGACCGATGTAACCATTACGCCCAACTCAACGACTGGCAATATAAGCCTGACGGCATCGGCGTCAATTTTCGATATGAACCACGAAGGAGCGCTCTGGCAGGTTACACATACTGTTGATGCCAATGTTATAGTAGGTTCTTTGTCCGTTTTGGATGCCGTTTCCGCTAATTTAACAATGCAACTTGGTAGAAATGTCCGTTTGGTTACCGATGGCAGTTGGACGGGAACTATAGCACTTCAAAAAAGCTATGACAATGGCACTAACTGGAAAGACGTAACGACACACGCCCTTAAAAGCGCAAGCGGTAGCAATCTTGATTTTTCGGGCGAAGAGATAGATGGTGATGCGATTTATCGTGTTAAAATGATTGAATTTACTGGGGCAACCGATTGCGACTATACATTGACGGCTGAAAGTATTGATATAGATGGCGTGGTTAAAATTACATCCTATACAAATCCCACGGTTGTAAATGGTGATGTCCAATATACTCTTGGTGATACTACGGCTACGAAATATTGGGCGGAAGGGGCTTGGTCTGATAAAAGAGGCTATCCTAAAACAATAACATTCTTTCAAGATAGATTGATGTTTGGAGGGAATAATCACAAACCACAGACCATTTGGGGTTCTAAAACAGGTGATTACTATAATATGAAAGCTGGTGCCGAGGATGATGACGCACTTGATTTTACCATTTCCTCAAATCAAATAAATGTCATTCGGTGGCTTATCGGGAAAAAAAGGTTGTTAATCGGAACCAGTGGAGCCGAATGGACGATGAGTGGCTCCAACGATGAACCCCTCACGCCATCGAATGTAAAAGCCGAGCAGCAATCGACCCTTGGCAGCGCATATTTGCAAGCCAATCTTGTTAGCGATACCGTTTTGTTCTTCCAGAGAAATGCTAAGAAGATGAGAGAGCTTACCTATAACTGGGAACTTAATTCCTATGTTGCGCCGGATATGACGATATTGGCCAAAGAGGTTACGGGAGATGGCATAATAGATACATCTTTTCAACAGATACCAGACTCTATTCTATGGTGTATTCGGGACGATGGAGAAACTGCAACTTTCAGTTACGAAAGAAAAGAGCTAATTACGTCTTGGGCAAGGCAAATCACGGACGGCAGCTTTGAATCAGTGGCCATAATTCATGGTGACCCTGAAGACGAGGTTTGGGTTTCGGTCGAAAGAACAATAGATGGGAACGATGTAAGGTATATCGAATACTTTTCAGCAAGAGATTTCAATTCAGATATTAATAATGCCTTTTATGTCGATTGCGGTGCAACTTACACAACGGATGTTAATGTAATCAGCGATTTGGATTGGTTGGAAGGTGAAGATGTTTTTGTTCTTGCCGATGGTAATGTAATTGATAACGATGGCAACCTATTTAATGTAGATAGCAATACGGTAACTTTAGGAGATGTATATCAAACCGTTCATATAGGACTGCCTTATACCGTACAGTTAAGAACAATGCCGCTAAGCTGGCTTGCACAGGGCATGACGATTCAGGGTCTTGTAAAAAGGATAAATGGGATAGTTCCAAGATGGTTTGAAAGCGGAGATTTCTACTATGGTAAAGATGTAGACCATAAGGAACTTGTTTCTATTGATAGAATGACTACTGGTGAAACCAGCCACTTAAAAACTTTCCCGCCTGGCTATGACGATAAAAGTGGACGAGTTTTTATTTACCAATATTCACCAGAACCCTTAACGCTTTTGGCTTTGATGATTGAATTTCAGGTGTATTGATGGGCGTCTATGTTAGACCGTTTAGGAAAAGTGATTTAGGTGCTTTTGTGCCAATTGAGCCTATGGATATAGACGAACTGAAAGACCCTGAATTGGCTCAGGCAATTGAGGATTCAAACCTTGCCGTAACTGGTATTAGAGACGGTCGGATTGTTGGTTGTGGTGGCGTTCATCCAGTAAATTCCGAACAGGGCGAATTATGGTTAAGGTTGAGTGAAGAATGTTTGAAACACAAAATTGATACCTATAGATGGCTCAAGTCCGGCCTGAAGATTATCGAAGAGACTTTTCCATTTAGACAATTAAATGCGGTAATACAATGCAGTTATGAAAAAGGGATAAAACTTGTTGAGCATTTTGGTTTCAAGCGAGTGCAGATTAGGGAAAAGGACAACAAAAAATACATTGTATATGCAAGGTTAGTTAGAGATTGATATGACGACTGCTGCAATAATAACACTGGCGATAACCGGAACGGCTATAAGTGCCTATGGTATGTACCAACAAGGTAGAATGGCCGAGCAGCAGGCCAAACAGGAGGCCGCTTGGCATCAATATAACGCTCTGATTGCCAAAAGAGAAGCCGAGGCTGAACGTCAAGCCGTTGCTTTTGAAGCGCAACAGCAAAAGAGAAAGGCGAAACAGTTATTTGCCAGACAGCGGGCTTTGATAGGGGCAGCGGGAGTAACCGTAGAAGGCTCTCCGCTATTGGTAATGGAAGATACCGCTGCACAACTGGCACTTGAAAACATCAATATCCGAATGAGAGGGGCAAGGCGAGTAAGTGCCTATGAAAGCCGTTCTATACTCGATATTTCAAAGGCAAGTGCGGCCAGAAGCGTGGCAGGGGGCTACCGACGAGCTGGTGCTTGGGGTGCTGGTGCTTCTATCTTAACCGGAGCCGCACAAACAGGTTATATGGGCTACCAAACAGGTATGTGGGGAGGCGGAGGTGGAGGTTCTTACGCAGCCACAAGAACAACGTGGGGTACAGGTATAAGAAGGGCATAATAATGAAATTTATGATTTCTTATGATTATTTCTCCATTGTTGTGAGGCAATTTTACAACATATTTTGCAACTACGAGAACCTTGTGAAGTTATATAAAGATTCTCGCCAGACAATGGATGACCTCGCTTACAATGTGTTTTTCGAGCATTTTGGGCAGGTGGACTTTCTCCAATAAGAATATTGTTTCGTTTGGACATAACTCTTAAATGTTCTGGGTTAACGCAAGAATGATTACGACAAATATGGTCAATAGTAAAATGTGAAGGAATTATAGGGCCTTTATATAGGAGATATGAATAACGATGGGCAGGATAATGACGGCGATTATGTTTATACTCAATAGAAAAATCTCCATAACCCCAATTGGTGATTTTCCCTTGCCATTCCCAACAACCCAAAGGGGCAATTTTAATATTATTCAAAAAGCGTTGTTCAGGCAACAGCTTTCGTCTATTCCAATACATACCTGTTTTATAAGATTTATTCCAACGTTGTTTAGCATTTTGCGAATGACTTCTTCGTTGTATGTTTTGTTGTCCCAAGAGCTTATAAATAGTCATATCATTACACGAAAATTCTTTAGCCAATATCTTGCCCGATACACCGCTTATATATTGTTGACAAATGACTTTAATTTCTTTTGGGCTAAAATACCGTTTTTCCATATTAGTAGTATATCCCACATAACCCATACTTACAATAAAAAAATGGAGATTTTTTCGTGAAGCTCCCAAGATACACAGCAGAAACACCGCCGCCAAGAGAAACGGGATTAGTCCGTGCTCAAGATATAGGCGCGCTGACCCGAACCGGCGAGACCGCCATCTGGCGTGGGGTTAGTCGAGTGGGCGAGGCGATGCAAAAGGTGGCTGGCTTAGGTTTTGATGCCTACCAAAGACGGAGGATGTTTGATGACGAAATCCAATTGGGTAGGGCGACACAAAGAGACCAAGGAATCGTTGCTGATAAACTATATGAGATAGAGCGAACCGATTTCAAAATGGATATGCCTTTGCCAGATGACCCTGACTACGAAAAGACTTTGGTAGCACTTACAGTTCAAAAAAGAGATGAACTTATTAAAGGGACGATGAGGGATATCGATGAACTTGTCGCAAAAATCCCACAAGGTTTTTCCAGTCGTAAAACTGCGGAAAGATATAAACTACATTGGGTTGAGACAAGGGCACGGGCAGAAAGGAAAATAATACATGCCTACGATAGAAAGTTCGATTCGTTTCAACGAGACGCGATGACCAAATTGTCGGAGGATGCCGCTCGTAACGGCAGTCTTGAAATAGCCAATTACTATATTGATTTAATGGATAAGTACGAATTGATAACGCCGGAATTGGCATCCATTAAAAGAGTTCAGGTCGAGAAAATGACTGCCGAAGCCACTTTGGATTTTGCCAAAGGGCTAATAGAAACAGAAGTTCGCCAGATTGCTGTTGCCGAGGGTTGGGAGTCATCTTACAGACATATTCTTGACCCTAAAAACCAACAGGAATGGTCGAAAACTTATAGCATATCACTTGCGGAAGTTAAGAAAATAACTCTCGACATAAAAACAATGCTTACTGGGGAACAGACATTAGCCAAAATAGAAGCAAAAAGACAGGATGACGAAATAAGTGGAACGTTTATGAAACTACTTATAAATAAGTTAGACCCCACCAAAGAGCAATTGACTTTTGATACGATTACTGATTCGGAATTGTCCCTTGATATGAAAGAGGAATGGTTCACTAAATTGCGGGTATTTGATAACTATTCCGAAGGAGAATTGGAGGATGCCTTCCGAGACCAAGGGGCGGTTTTGGCTGATACATATGAACGAATTGAGGATAATACAATCACTGATAAAGAGATTCGAGATACCGTTGGCAAAGGTTTAAGTCCAACAACGGCAGAAGCAATGATAGAAGATAGAGAAATATGGCGACAACACTGGTACAAAGAAACAGAACAGTTATTCAAAAGAATACTTGGCTGGTCGCCCGAACTCGGTTTTGCAGATGATATGTCAATGGTTTTTTATGAGAAGGCATTAAGAGAGTGGCGAGAGCAAGTGAAAGAACAAGATGCTAAAGGTGAAGAAATTATAGAAATCGGTCGAACCGTTGTGAGGCCTTATTTTATTGAACACTTAAAAGCCACGATGACTATCGAAGATATACCTCGAATGGTGGAATTGGCTTTAGGCGAACCGGAAGAAATTGAAGAAGAACCTCTCCCCGTTGTGCCGGAGACAGAAGAACCAGAACTATACGAAATCGGAGAAACTCGCTTAGATGGAGAAGGTCAATCGTGGGAATATATAGGCGATGACAAATGGCGGAAGAAGTAAGAACAACTAAAGAACTTTTTGGTGAAGTCAAAACAACCGAAGAATTATTCGGTGCGAAAATCTCTTTGGATAAAGGGATGGCTTTTGTGGCCGCTCCCGAACCCACATTTGGCCAGAAATGGAAAGAATACTTTCTCCCAGACGAAGGCCGCTGGACGAAACCTGATAGATACGAAAAATTCTATAACATTACCAAATATCCTATTACAACTGGTCTCAAAATGGTTGGTTCCGTTGTTAACCGAATGAATAAATTTTTAACAGAAGTATCACCCGCTCCCGAAGTAATGGAAACAATAGCTACACTGAACCCTAATGCCTTAAAGGATATTTTCCCATCAATGTTGAGGGCAAGAAAAGTTTTTTATCCCGTCCCTGGTGCGGCAGACGAACTGAAAACTATGGGCGAAGCGATGGCTAAAGATTGGTATATACCATTAACCGGAGAAGAGCCGCCCTGGTGGTATACTCCTGCTATGGACATCGCCTTTGAAGCTCTTTTGTTTTCGGCGGCGGCGGCACAACGAGCAAGCAGAATAAGAATGGCTCCTGAATTTGGCAAGGCGAAACTAACTGCCATAGAAATCAAGGCAGCCAAAAGAATTTTCTCCACTAAACAAATTGCAAAAATGCAACCCGCACAAGTAAGGGCTACGTTGGCAAAAGAGTCCGCCGTTATTGTTTTAAGTAAAGCGGAGAAGGCTCAATTATTAAGAAGAGGTTATAAGCCAATACAAATACAAAGAATGACACCTTTGGATGCCTACCAATTACTTGATGACGTTCCAATAGCAGAATCGGCGGCGAACACCAATTTATCATCAGCAACAAAAGTGGCAATTGACCGGCTTGCGGCGGGAATAAAAAGAGCAAAAAAACTTCACCCCAAAAAAGAAAAATTAATCAGCCAAGAAAAAGCACGAAGGGTGGCGGTTGCCGAACAAATCCGCAGAGCCAAAACAGGGGAGGCTGCTGCTTATGCAACTCGTGGCCCTCTGGCAGGCGAGTATCCTGTTCCGGCCTTTACCGCTCCAGAGATTTCGTCTGCCGACCGATTTTATCTGTTTGAATCATTGCGAATTTCCAAAATGCCTTATTTCCGTTATAGAAATACCAGCGATGCATTAATTAAAATACTTCGTGGTGATATGCCGACGCGAGGTGAAACTGTCTTATTACAAAGACATTTCGGCGAAGGATTAGCAAAGGCAATACTTCAAAAAAGGACTTTAGGCACAAAGGCGTGGCAAAACGTTATAGATGTATTAAATATTCCACGAGCTACTTTAGCTTCATACGACTTATCTTTCCCTCTGCGGCAAGGTATTATTCTTTTGCCAGGGCATCCAAAACGATGGGCAATATCCTTTGGACAAATGATTAAATCTGCGAGGCCAGGAAGCAAGGGAAAAGAATATGCCAGACACTTGGAAGATTTAGCAGAGAATAGTCGATATGCTTCTCTGCGGCGTAGTGCCAAACTTGACATTACAGAATGGGGCTTAACCAGTATAACAACGCGCGAAGAACCATTTTTGTCATCTTGGGCGGAATTAATACCTGGTGTTAAATGGGCAGAGCGAACTTTTACAACAATGAGTAATCAATTACGAATCAATGTATTTGATGATATTGCTCGAAATTGGGAAAGCGCCGGTATGTCGTGGAGCACCCATCCAGAAGAATATCTACGATTGGCAGCTTTTCTTAACCACGCCACAGGCCGAGGGACTATCCCAACCAGATACGCAGGCATTACTCCAGAACTTAATGCTATGTTCTTCTCGCCTCGTTATCAGATTTCACGGCCACAACTTGTTTACGATGCTTTTGTCAGTCTCAAAAATCCTGCTGCGAGAAAACTTATAATAGCGGATGAGGTAAAATTTGTAGCTACCGGAATAACGGTCTTGTGGTTACTTGACCAAATAGAGGGTGTAGAGACGGAACCCGACCCTCGCTCAAGTGATTTTGGAAAAGTTAAATACGGAAATACACGATATGACTTCTGGGCGGGATTTTCCCAAATGGCAAGATTGATTGCACAAACAGCATCAGGTCAACAAAAAGCAACGGGAACAGGTCGTCTATACAATATAAACAGAGCAGATGTTATAGAGCGTTATGTTCGCACAAAACTTTCTCCGCCCGCTGGTCTTACTTGGGATATTCTTAAAGGCCAAACATTTGTAGGCGAGGAGATGAAATTTGAACCCACTTTTCTTGCTGAAGATATACCCAAACGAGTTATTCCAATGGTTGCCCAAGACATTGTTGATGCCATACGTTATCAAGGTTTGGATGGAGCGTTGCCTATAACTTCTACTACCGCCTTTTTTGGTGTTGGTGTAGGAACGTGGGAACCTTCAAAGTGGACTCTTTTAACAAGGGCGAAAGATGAGTTGGCAATGGCAACTTATGGGAAAGAATGGGATGTCCTTAATGAGATTGAACAGGCGCTTCTAACGCGTGATAATAAATTATTGGATAATTTGAAACGGGAAGCCGAATACGACCGCACAGTTTTCCCTTTTTTGGAAGAAATCAAAAAGGAGCAACTGGTCGCGGGGATGGATGTAGAGGGCAGATTGCCCGAATCAATACAAGAAGAAATGCAACGACTTAAAATCCGCGTTGGTAGCTTACCTCGAACTTTTGGAAAATGGACTTTGAATGACGAACGTTATGAAGAATACAAAGACCATATAACAGCAGAATTGCAAACAGTGTTAACTCCTATTTTGAAAAGACCAGATTGGGGAAAAATGCCCAAAGAAGCACAAATACGATTTATCGAAAAGGCAATAGAAATAGCCAAGAAAAGAGCAAGAACTCGTATACGCATCGAGGCTCGAAAATGAAATTTTACTTTTTAGTTTTAAGTAACAGAAAAACAAGAGCGCCGCTTATAACGATTGCGGAATATTCAAAAAACAAACGTTTATAATTAAGGTCTATAAATGTCATATTGGCGCCGAACCGTTCTCGCGTAGGCCATTTGTGATATAAAAAATGATGTGAAATTTGGTATGTTTCTGATTGGCCTTGAATTTGCCAAGGTGGGAAAAAAGTTATAACGAGAAATAAAATAAGCACAACTAAAATGCAAATTCTTTGCCATTTATTCATAATCCGCATCTTACCCATTTTAACAAGGAATGTCAAATGAAAAATAAAGGTAGTTTGATAGCCATTGGCCTGAGTTCTCGCATTCTGGGGCAATCTGGTGCGTCTAAGAGGCGTTGAACAGGGTACTGAAATTAGTTAAGTATGCGAAAAACTTGAATATATGTTTGTTTTGAGGTAAAATAATCAGGAATATTCAGTAAAAAAAGGCAGCGCTGGGGAGGAATAGGGTTTACAAGTGAGTAAACCCTTGCGGAAATGCCCCAGCGCCATTTGCAATTTTAGTAAATAAATGGCAAAAAACAACGAAAAAATTTGGCGATGGTTGAGAATGATTTTACTTATCGGTGGTGTTTTGGTCGCCATAGCAGTTGCCTATGGCGCTCTTAACAATCAAGTTCAAAGCCTTACCGAAACCACCAAGCAGCACAAAACAAAATTGGAGCAACACGATAGAGATATTGCTGTAGTCAAAACTGATGTCAAATATATTCGAGCTGCGGTTGATAGAATAGAAAAGAAAATGGAATGAGTACAATCGAAGAACATTTTGCCAAACTTGATAAATCTCTTGATGAGATAAAAGCCGAAATCAAGATTATCGAAAAAGACGGACACGAAACTAATGGTGCGGTTTTCGCGCGGTTTGCAGATATTGAAATTGATGTTATTAAGGCTAAAGAAGCTATTGAACAACATATAAATTGTGAAGGAGAATTAAGATGACAGGATTTATTGGCCCGAACATATTTCAAGTAATCTGGTATTTTGTTAGCACCCCTTTTCGTGCCATAGCAAGATTTTTTAAGAAAGGAAAGAAAGAATGACTTGGTTACTAAAATTATTGGAAAAGATGTCCCCTGAAATTGTGGCAGCCTTTCAAGAAATGATGAGACGTGGGCTTCAAAGTCTTTATGAGAAGGCTCTAAAAACCCCAAATGGATGGGATGATGCAGGTGTCAAAATGATGGCAGCGGTTTTTGGTATAGAACTTCAAGAACCAGACAACCCTGAATAATAAGTATGGCAGAGCCCAAGTGGAAAACAAGAGCTTATACCGTCATAGGCTGGATAGGGTTCGGTCTGTTTATCCTTGTAATAGCCATTGACGCAGCTTTGGCGATATTACACCTACCGACCTTTAGCCAGTATGTACGCGCTCGTAGTAAAGACCAACGTGTCTTCGGCTATATTGTTCTTGGGCTTTTGGTTTTTTTGATATATCATTGGTTTTGGGGAATTTGGTAGGATGTGGCTAACAGTCGTAGTAGCCGTGTTGAGATGGCTTATACTTTGTTTTAGTATCTGGCGGGAGCAATCCGCCGCAAGAAAAGCCATAAAGAAAGCGGGACGAAAAATGCTTAGCGAAGGTATAAAGAAAAGAGACTCACAAAAAATAACTGCTGCGTATGACAAAGTACGCCGAGCGCAATGGATTTTGCTCTTAGTAATATTATTCTTGGGCGGCTGCGGCAAAGGGATTTGGTTACGGTCGCCCATAACTTCCGAACCGCCGATTGTCCTGCACCCGATTACGCCCGACCATATCTTTCAAATTCCTAAAGGTGCTCGTGTTGAATGGTCGGATGATTTGGAAATTGTAACTCAAGATGGTTGGTTTGTTTCCGACTTTTATATGAAGGAAATTATGAGTGCCAAAGTTGGCGAATGAGCTTTTCATCAACTCCTCCGAAGCCAGATTCTGTTGTTAAGAGTCTGGCTTTTTTGATATCGACCGCTTGCTTATAATTGTATTAGCATAACTTATAGCTTGTAAGTAGGATGCAAGCAAAGGACTTACAACAATTTCAAAATAAATTTAAGGACGGGGCTTGACTTTGCCGTAATATAGTTTATGCTTTCTGTAGATATGCTGAATGATTTTTGGAGATAAAAATGTCTGACGAAAACACAAAACTTAAAGTTATTGCTGCCGAGGTTGACCCGTCAGTAAAAGAAGCCTTCGAGCGATGGTGGAGAGCGCACAACTATAGAACAGAATCGGAGGCACTTCGAGATTTTGTTCGTGATAAAGTTGAGGAGCAGAAGCGGCAGGAGATAGGGGCTGGGAAATGAAAAAAGTAGATTTGGGAATTACAATTACTATATTTTTATGGCTTCCTGCTTTTATAATTGGTGCTATTTGCGGGTTTATTTATTATGGACTTGTCGCAGGATTTGAAGCAAAAGATTTATTAGATAAATGGTTTAAGGAAGCAGAGCGGCAGGAGAAAGCCAAGCAGCAATAGGCTGGAGGTGTAATATGGCAAAAGAAGGAATGCCCACACAGAATGAAGTAATAGCAAGAATCTATTGTTTATCTGCGTCTATTTTGTTAGGCAAAGCAACCAAAGATGAAATCAAGATGGTTGGTGAACTTGCCAAAAAGCACGATTGTTTTAATGTATCCACAGACGAAATTAAGGATTGCAGTAGGATAATAAGCAGTATAAGCAGCAATAGGTGATATGATGGGACGAGAGATAAAGTTTAGAGCGTGGGATAAAGTGGAAAAAGAAATGATGTTACCTGCAAGATGGGAAGAGGATTTTATAGGTTGCAGCCATAAGAAAATAGGTCTTTACATTTTCAGGTCAAAAAAAGACCCCCGCCAACATTCTTCTTTAGATTGGGTTCTGCGGCATCCTGAATCTTTTGAAATTATGCAATTCACTGGCCTTTTGGACAAGAACGGCAAGAAGATTTATGAGGGGGATATAGTTAAGTTTGATAACAATAAATTTGGTAGTGTTGTCAAGTGGAACGACAAAGGTTTTTACCAATTATGGAGAAATGGAACAGTTGACTGGAAGATTTGGAAAGAGGATGCTTATTATAACACGGGGCATAGAAAAGATTTAAAAGTCGTAGGCAACATCCACGAAAACGCAAACTTAATCCAAAACGTCAGTAGTGTGCAGTAAGTCGCTCTCTAAAATATGCAGATAGATTTTTTCGGTTGTTCGGCTGGAACTATGGCCAACAATTTGAGAGACAATAGGCAAGGGAACTTTATGCTCGACAATCATTTGGGTTACAAAAAAATGTCTCAAACTGTGCGGGCCGAATGGCCGAATATGAGCTTTAGTTGCTAACTTACAGCAGATATAATTTAGATGTCGTCGGTTGCTCTTTAAGAAGTCAATATGAGTTTCAGGTGTACGAGGGTATTTCTGGAGGATTTCACGACAGGTCTTATTTAGAGGCACGATTCTACGGCGCCTGCCTTTGCCTGTGAGGATTATCTTAGTCAAGGCAGGGTTTATATCCCTCCAAGTCAACATAACGGCTTCTGTGGCTCGAAGGCCGGTATGAGCCAAGAATTTTATCATATCAGCCTCGTGTGGCTCGCAGACCGCTAAGACCTTCTGATATTCTGTCAGGCTTAGAACTCGCTGTCGAGGTGGGTCTTCTGGCAGCATATCAAAGCCTATGCCGATGTTGGGAATATCATAGTTCCTCGCCAGCCAGCCACAGAAAGACTTTAAGGCTGTTAAGTGGGCGTTAATTGTCCTGTTCTTAACGCCTTTGGCGAGCAGGTGATTTATGTACCCTTCAATATGGCGAGGTCGTAAATCCTCAAGAGCAGCAACGTCCAGAAATTGCCTAAATTGACGCAAGACCATCATATAGTGTTCCTGGGTCCTCGGCGTGAATCGCAGGATGTGTGCTCTCCACTTCTCGATGGCGGTGATGATGGGCGTCCCTGCCAGCAACTTTCGGCCAAACGCCTGAAACATTACAACCCCCTGATTTGCAAGCCTTTAGCCTCAAACCCCGTTTCTTAAAGCGGGTGATGGGAATCGAACCCACCTGACCAGCTTGGAAGGCTGGTACAATTTTGAGGCTTACCCAAAGGGCGTAGATTACCAAACTTAACAGGGAGTTGTCAAGCAAAATCTTTACCTATTTTGACAGGAGAAATCTTATGTGTATGGGAAGAGAATTAAGCCAATTGTCTCTAAGCCGCTATAAAGTAACTGGAAAGCAAAAAGGCTATATCCGTATTTGGAAAGTTGTTATTAGGGGAAAACATTATTATCCAGAATATTTCCGCACCAATATTTCTTTCAAGGCTGGCTTAAATTATCAATACAACGGCCATCCCATTCACGCTTTTCGGGACAAAAAATCTGCTCGAAAATGGATTACTTGTTCAAACATAATCCTTGAATGTTTAATTAAACCAGTTTGGGTTGTAAAAATTGGTAAAACACTCGGCGACGACAAAAAAACTTTAACTGTTAGTACAATTGTAATGCCGAAATTTCCAAAAACTATAGTTGGAGTTAGAGAGTTTAAGAAAATAACTGCGGTGGCTGAAAGATGACAGATAAAAAACTTAATAATGCGGATATTGGTATGCTGTTTTTGGACTTAAATAATATCTGCTACACCCAAAAGGTAGATGCAGACACTATAACTTCAATGGTTTTTCGTGCCATTAAAACTTTTAGCGAAACTATTATGGAGAACGGCCAAATAAAAACCTATGGCGTTGTGAATGAAAATCTTACACCCAAAGCAGAGGGCAAAGAACAATGAGTAAGGAAATCAGGGCACAAATTAGGCTTTTACGGTGGCTGTTTATGGACGCCGAAAAGAGAAACAAAATCACCGCTCGATACAACCAGATATTAGGTCGGCGAATTACCAGTGCGGCGGACAAAGACGAATCCGACCCCGAAAAGTACGATGCTTTCCGCCGAGAGCAGATAGCAAAAAGAGAATGGAATAAGCAAAATGCCGAAGGCGATTATGACTAAACTTTTCATCACCCTCCTCCAGACGTGGGGCAAGGGCTGGCCCATAACAGCCCTGAATTTTTGAAAGGGTAGAAAAATGAAGTTCGTTATAGCAATACTCATATTACTTCTTTTTACTCTCTTTGGCTACCATTTAGATACTGCAACAGCAGTACAATCGCCGCCTTTGTTTTTCTTCTTGGGTGGGGTTATGGGAGCGCTGATAGGGGTAATTCTTAATATATAGTTCTTTGACAATTGATATGACGGGGCGGCGGCTTGCAAAAAGCGGTAAGTATAGCGGTTTTGACCAATAACCAATTTCGCACCGATGAGCGGTTGACTATACGCCTAAGGCTCATCCTGCCCGCCCCTCCCAAACTGTGCCAGTGGCGGCGTGTGTGAAACGCAGAACAGATGGCTCTGGTGTGCACGCTATCCATCGGGTAGCCCACCGATTAAGACGGGCAGCAGGTAGCGGGTGTTGCCAATCCTGCCCACTGGCATATTTGCCGAGCGTATAGGCGGTAGGGTAGTCTGGCTAACCCACCGGTAGAGCCGGAGGTCGCAGGTTTGAATCCTGCCCGCTTTGTTGCTTGGCTTTGCAATCATAACCTTTTATGAAAGGATTGAAAGATGTTACACGCAAGAAATGATTACAATAAAAGGATTCAAGATTCTGAAGGTATCATACCAACAGATGAACCCGTATTTTTGTTGAGAGGACAAGATATATTTGCTCCTGTGATTCTCAATATATATGCCACTTTGGTTAAACAATCTGCTTTGCCTGATGAGAACATTGTAAGAAATGTAGAAGAACACGCTGAGATTATGCGCAATTGGCACTTAAATCATAAACGCAAACATCCTGATATGAATGATGAAGATTCAGTGTATTAACCCTCTGGCTTTCGCCGCCAGCGAAGGAGTGAAAAATGGAATATAGCATAGAAAAACACGTTACTACCGAATTTGTTGTTATGGCAAAAGCAGAAGGCGACAACATCAAATGCTGTGTTGCCCACTGCCCATCAGAAGGCATTGCCTTAACAATCAAGGGTCTTTACGAAAAAGCCGAACGAGAAGATGAAAATCCTAAAGTCTGTTAGCATTGCTTTTAGCGTTATTGTAACTGTTGCCGCCCTGATAGGCTTGGGCGTAGTGCTGAGCTATCGCCTGAACGGATGGTCTATGAAACTATATAAACAAGGTTGGGCTGATGGTTATAACTATATCAAGCCTATCGAGGATTTGCAGCGGCAGGTCGGCGCAGAGCCGGACAGCATTATCGGGCCGAACACAATACAAAGATACAAGTGGGCTTTAGGCAACCAATATACAGAGGAATTGACAAGCCGAGATTTAAGAAAACACAGACAAACGATGCTGGCGAAAGTTGAGGTGGAAAAATGAGTAGTGATACAGAATTATTAGATTTTTTGGAAAGCCTTAATAATTGCAAAACTTATACAGGCAAATGTGTATTACGAATGTCAGAGTCTTTCCCAAGTAGAGGATGGAGATTGCACGAAACCAGCGAAGATGATGCAAGTGATACAGTTAGAGAAGCAATAGAGAAATTTAAGGCTGCCGAGGAAATGGAGAAAAAGAAATGAAACAATGTAAGGATTGTAAGTATAGCAAAATGTTAGGCTATATTGGAAGTTGTCTTAGTGTTTATTGTCGAAAGCGTTATAGAACTGCAAGTATATGTAGTAACTGTAGATTATATCACCGCAAATGGTGGAAATTCTGGAGAGAGAAATGAGCAAGAAAGAACATAAAATCGTGGTTACAAGAGATAAAGATGGTGAAATAAATTTATGGAATTATGCAATAAATGAGACAATGTACTACGACAAAGAATGGGGTTGGCTCAACAGGCAAGGTTCTGCTCTTGTTGAAATATGCTACCGCCACATTGCCAAAAAATTACTTGGCTTTCTCCCCCGCAAGGGCACTAAAGAAGTGATAACGATTACGAGGGGGAAAAAGTGAACTGCCAAATGACATTTGAGCAGCATTTATTAGCTCGAAAGAACGATCCGCAGACCTCGGTGGATGCCGCCCGAAAGCTGGTCGAATCCAGCAGGCTTACTAAGCAGGAATGGCTTGTCTACGATGTCTTAAAGCGGCACGACCGACCTGCGGGCTATACAGCTAAGGAATTGGCTTATTTAATAGATGACAAAGATTACAAAGGCGATAACACAAAGAAGTATCTTATGGTCGACAGACGATTCTCAGGGCTTTTTAATAAAAGCAAGGCGGAAATAGTAACTGTAATTATCGATGGTTATCAACAAAACGTCCGGCGAAACGGCTGCTATGCTTGGAGGGCAATATGAGTAAAACAACAGCACATATACGTTATAGGCTAAAGCCGACAAGCGATTTTCCTAAAGGCGAAATTGTACCTGGTGTTACAACGATTATAGATAGTCAGTTGGGATGGAACAAACGTATCTTAATTGCTTGGGCGAGACGGGAAGCCCTTGCTGGTCGAGACCCCAACAAAATACTCGAACAGGCTGGAGATATAGGCTCTGTAGTTCATAAACTAATTGAGGCTCATATTAAGAGCGCTATCGAGAACAAAAAGATTGAGGCCGACTTAAAAGATTTTTCACAAGCCGATATAGACAAGGCCGAAAATGCTTTTATTGCTTATCTTGATTGGGAAAAACGAAACAATCTTGTTTATGTGGCCTCGGAAATGCAAATTGTAAGTAAGGTTTGGCGTTATGGTGGCACAATAGATATTCTTGCTAAAAATAATGGCAAACTATGGCTGATAGACCCTAAAAGCAGCAAAGGTATCTATCCAGAGTTTGTTGTCCAAGTGGCGGCTTACAAATTCGCTTATGAAACCGAAATAGAAAATGGTTTTATTGATGAGATACACCTCTTACATCTTGGCAAAGAAAATGGTTCTTTTGCCGACCATAAGTTATCTGACGAAGAAATACTTAATGCTTGGGATGTTTTTGTAAATTGCCGTGAACTTTATGACTTAAAAAAGAGGTTCTAAAATGATTACTACTGGTTGCCAAAAATGCGATGAGATAAAAAAGAAAACCGGCTTAAAAGACCTAACAATTCTTTGCGATGATTGCAAATTGGAATACTACGAACACTGTGCCTTAGTAGCCGTTGATGATTATCTCGATTTAGGGCTTGATGGCGATGAGAGCGACTACAAATTCCGCAAGGCGAAATGGCGACAGCAGCGCAAAAGACTGGCTAATCTTTTACGGCAAATAGAACTGGGGGAAATAAAAGAAAGTGAGGTCGAAAATGAATAACAAAAGCAAAAAAGAGCCTTGTTGTAAAGTGGGTTGCGAAAAAGAAGCAGAATGGGAAATTTATGCCGATGGTGTTCCAGACACAACAGCTTGCACCGAACACGTTGGAGAATTATTGACGGACGCCAAAGAACATAGGATATTTCGCTTAAAAGAGGTTGTCCCTGATGACGTTGACCCTGAATACGAAGCAATGATACAAGACTTAACCCCAGTCGACGAAGGAGAATAAAATGAATTTTATAGAGGTCTTAAATGCTAATGGCCAGTTAGTAACAATGCTTGCTACTGTCCTTGAGGTGGGAACATCAAAGTTAAATAAAAACAACAAGCCCTACCAGTCGGCCAAGCTAAGAGACGACAGCGGCGAGGAGCATACTGTAACCATCAACAAAAGTACGGGGTTACTGTTAGATAACAACTGCCTAAACCAGCGGTTGCAATTTGCGATGCAGACTTATCAAGGCCAGCGTGGAGCAGCTTTCTCCGGCTATTGGAACAATACGGCGCAGGTAAGCCAGCAGCCGCCTCAGCAACCCACTCCTGCTGCCCCACAATCGCCAAACGGCGGAACGGAGATGCGTATAGTGCGTGGTAATGCCTTGAACGCCGTGATGAGTGCTACGCAGGTATCGTCTGATATGATTAAAGAGTATTTGCTAACAAGTGTCCAGTTTATCTTAACCGGTGAATGGACTTTGCAGCAAAAACGCTATCAAGGGAGTAATCAGCCAACGACTGCCGATGGTCGTCCGATTGACGATGATATTCCCTTTTAAGCAAGGAGGCAATAATGGAAGTTGTAAACATTGCTGACGAAATACAGAAAAGGATAGACGCTCTTGATACCATTCGTGCCAGCGTAAGAGAGCGAGCAGACGCTAAAGCCAAAGCAATCGCCGAATACGATAAGCAGATTGCCATTGTTTTAATCCAGCTAAAGCTCGGCAAGCCAATGGGGTTAGACGGGAAAACCATCGAGAACACTCCCACAACCCTTTGCGAGAAAATAGCTAAAGGTATTTGCTGGCAGGAGCGGCTCAAGTTGGAGCAGGCCATTGCTGCCTACAATGCGGCAGTTACCAACCTCGATGTAATCAGAGCACAATTAAACGGATACCAGAGCATTTACAAACACTTGGACATTAGCGGGGCAGGCTAAATGAAAAAATGGATTGAAGTGGCAGATGAATGTTTTGGCCCTGATAAAAAAGGACGCGGATGGCAGATGTTTTTAGTTATTAAACGATGTTGCTCGTATATCGCAAAGAAGAAAAGTGGGCTTACGAAAATAGTCCAAAGGAAAGATGATTGTATTCTGTTGAGCGGCAAACGAAAAAAGGATGTCCTTCAACAACTGCAAAATTTCATAGGCAGAAAAGATGTGATGCTTTTAGAAAAGGAAAATTAAAATGGCAAAGCCAAAAAAATTACCGCGAAAGGTTTTTATTGTTCGGACAGGGGGGGCAAGCAACGAATGGTTCTTTGAGACTACAACAGACATCAACACAGTGAAATATGCTGGCTGCGAAATAGGCGTCTATAAGCTAACAGGAATTCGCAAATTCAAACTTGTTGAGGAAATAGCGGGGCAGGCTAAGTAAAGAGGCTATCCTCGTGCGAAAAATGGAGTGGGCTGTCTAAGCGTGTGGCTTACAGCCTGCGGCCTGCCCCTTATTGAAGGAGCGAAAAATGCAAGAAAGAGAAATGCTGCCATTAGCAGAAGGTGAAATGCCAAAACCCTTTAGAGAGTTTTTTGGCATAAAGGAAACTGAAAAAGAAACACCTGAACAGTTCAAACAGCGAATGCTTGAGGCTGCTCAGCGCAAATTAAGCGAGCCTGAAATAAATAAGTTTTTTCAAATCAGAGTTGGTCGTAACAATCCTTACCCTTGTGGAAGTGGCAAGAAATTCAAAAAGTGCTGTTGGAGTAAAATCAATCGGGGCGAATTTGAGGTAAAAGCTAAGAGCTAATAATTACTACTGAAGGCAAGCTGATAGATGAAAACCAGTCGCCGCAAGAGCCAAAGGATTGATACCGTAAAGCCATTTTGCGACCTTGCGAAACGGCGGCAGATTAACAGGCCGTCCCTATTGGCGCAGCGGGCACGATTAAAAAAGGATGCGCCGGACTATTACCGCAAGCTGTTCGGTGATGATGAGGATTTGAAAGGAGAATAAAATGGGAAAAGACAATAGAACACAGCCGTCTGAATTTTCATTATGGGTAGCTGCACGTGCTTGGTGTACGCCTGAAACCGAAAAAATTGTGATGATACCAGAGCTTGCTAAAGAATTTGCCCGTATTATTGAGGACTACAGAGAAGCCTTAATGTGGTGTGGCGGAAGTGTAGATTTTAGCCAAGGCGGCAAGGCCGAAATTGGCTGGAAGAAAATTTGTGAACCTCTTTTGCAGGAAACTCCAACCGACATCGACTCCGCCCGCGAAGAGGCTAAGTTGGCTGCCGAGAGCAAAGTGGAGCGACCCAAATAACAATTACTACTGGAAAGGAAGCCAGTAATATGGGAAATGGATTTACTAAGCTATTTAATTCTTTAATCACCTCGACGGTATGGCAGGAAGATAACGACACCCGAATAATGTGGATAACCCTATTGGCCTTAGCGGATTTTGAGGGCAAGGTGTGTGGTTCTGTACCTGGAATAGCTAATTTGGCTAATATTCCGGTCGAAGTGTGCGAAAAGGCCCTTAAAAAGCTATCAGAACCCGATAAATACAGCCGCAGCACCGAAAATGAGGGTAAACGGATAAAAACAACAGAGGATGGCTGGCAAATACTTAACTACGCTAAGTACCGAAACAAAAAAGTAGACAGGAAAGCATATCTACGCCAGAAACAGCGAGAACACAGAGAAAAAGAAAGAAACAAAGAAAAAGAAGAAAAGGCCAATACACATACACATACACATACACATAGTGTCAACGAAGCGTCAACAAAAGTTGACAGGGTGTTTACACATAATCTCCAACAGGTGAAAGACGCTTGTGTTGTGAATGGTATTCCCGAAAGCAATGCCCAAGGGTATTTTGACCATTTCAACGCTCAGGACTGGCTAAGAGCCAACAAGCTACCGATTGCCAATTTACAAAGCCATATTGCCCGAATGTGGAATAAGACAAAACAAGGTTGGGTCTTTGATAGCGAGGAGGCTGAAAGGGAAACAAAGCCGTCCGTTAAAGGTAAATATTGCTATCGTTGCGGCTCGTCTGAGCGATTTGACGGTCGAACGGGCGTTATCTGGCGCGAGAGGTTGCCGTGGTGTAGTACAACCTGTTATGAAAAATGGATTAAAGAGGGGAAGCCGAAATATGGCTAAGAAATAAGATGGTAGATTACTACAGATATATTAAAAGCCCACGTTGGCTTGGTGTTAAGAAAAGGGTCATAAACAAGCGTGGTTGGCGATGTCAATTGTGTGGAAGCGAAGAGGATATTCAGGTTCACCACTTATCTTATGGGAATATAGGGAAAGAAAAAGATGAGGATTTATTGGTTTTGTGTGAAACGTGCCACGCGAAAGAAAGCCGTCGTCCTTTTGTTGTTGAACTACTAAAAAAGCGGGTTGGAATGGAGATTGTTTGACGATTACCGTTGACTACGAAATTGGCTGATAATTTGAAAGGATAGAAAGATGACACGAAACGAACATTTACAATGGTGCAAAGACAGGGCAATGGAATATGTAAGTATTGAGGATACAAAACAAGCATTTGCCTCTTTTAGTTCGGATATGTCAAAACACCCAGAAACAGCACAACATTCAGCCTTACAGTTAGGCGCAATGCTTTTCTTTGGCGGTCATCTAAATACGGTTGCTGAAATGAGAAAGTGGATAGAAGGATTTAACTAACCGCCGCTTTGGGCGATAAAATGGCTGGGAAAGGAAAAGCGTAAAATGAGAGTATGGGGCGTTTATTATAGGCTGAAAGCAAGCGGGCTGAAAGATTGGACTGGGCCGTGTGGGATTTTTGCAATGAGTTTCCGAGACAAACTTGACGCAGACATTTTTACTGGCCGCCCCCTTTTTTTCCGTACTCGTAAACTTGCAAGAGAAGAAGCTGGACGAAAAAACGAAAAGTCTTGCAATGCAGTATACAAGGTTGAGCCTTTTGATTTGCGATGGAAACGGCAAAGATAGCAGGCTTGGGCGATAAGTTGAAAGGATAATGAAATGGCAAGCGAAAGACAAATGCACTATATGGAGTTTCGTAATTTTAAGGATATTAACGAAACACTTAGCCGTCTAAACGAATACCTATACGACGTCCAGTATGTAATTATGGAAAAATGTGCTTGTTGTGGACGATATTTAGTTTTGTTTCATTACATAGTTTAATTTTGCCTATAACCGCCGATTTGGCTGATAATTTGAAAGGATAAAAAGATGGCATTACATCCAGACCAAATGATTTTGGGGGCAGTTCAGTTAGGGAGATGTGCAAGTCTGGACGATACGAATCCTTACGAACCAAAAGACAAAAAAAGATATTTCGGATGGCAACAGGGACACGAAAGTGCCATCGAAGAATATCGGCAACAGCAGAAATACAACAACGCTCCCTCATTTCGTAAGATTCTGTGTAAAATCGGATGGCATAAATATAGCCTCAAGCATATTCCTGGCAGACCGCATATAGACCCCAAAACAAGTAATATAGATAGACGAGACCCTATTATAGAGAAATACACCTGTGTTTATTGTAATGATGTTTATTTTACAGGCTTGAGAAATAAGATTTCAGATAACAAATTGCGCAGGACAAATGTAGCAAAACGCAGGCAAAGATAGCAGGCTTGGGCGATAAAATGGCTGAAAAGGAGAAATAAGATGGTATCGTTTCTATGTGCAGTATTATATTGGGTGTTTTTGATTTTAGGGATAATAGCAGCGTATAAGGGCGATTGGGTGGTTGCTATGTTTTTTGCGATTACTTGTGCAGGGGAAAGTATAGCGGTATCAATTGACCATTGGCCGAAACTGAATAAGAAATTAACCGTAAATTTGGGCGATAAAATGAAGATGAAAAATGGCTGATAGAAAAAAAGTAACTCGCTTTAAGTGTGTTGTATGCGGAAAGTTGACGGCAGGGCGGATTTCGAGAGGAAGATACGATGAAGGTATTGGTGATGGGTCTGCACGTTTTCCTCGCCGACATAAAGGGAAAGATGGTAAGCCCTGTGTAGGTAATATCCAGAGCCAGATTGGACAATGGCTTGGTTTTATGCAGGCGGAGCGAACTATTGTAAATGGGGTTTTAATTGTTGGCAGCCGATTCTTGTTTGGGGCAAGGACCCAAAACTTGCAAATATGCTTGGTTGCTGGCCAGATGCTTTTGTAATGGAGGAAACGCCAAGAAAACTTGGACATCCTTGTCCTAAGCCAATTGGCCCTATACGCTGGCTTGTTAATCGACTAAGCAATGAGAATGATATTGTAGAAGACCCAATGTGCGGAGAAGGGACAACCTGTGTCGCCGCCAAAATGTTAGGTCGCCAATACATTGGCATAGACATATCTGAAAAGTACTGTGAAATTGCCCGAATGAGATTAAAGGTTGTTGATACTGGCGTGCCGGTCGTCGAGCAGAAAATAGGGCAGAAAGGGCTTTGGGAATGAGTTCAACTGATAAGATAAAATTTACTGCTTTTGATGTTCAACGGGCGGTTATACAACGCTTTTTTTGGAAAGGCGTGGAATTTATTGCACCAAACATAAATACTGGTTTTGGTGAAGCGGATTTATTTATGTTGCGACGTAGTGGGTACGCAGAAGAGTTTGAAATTAAAGTAAGCCGCAGCGACTTTTTTGCAGACAGAAAAAAACGGTATAAGCACAGAACTTATGCTCTTGTTTTAAGTGGTGGCATTCCTGAATGGGGTGCGATAAGCCGAGTGCCAAATAGATTTTCGTTTGTTGTACCTGAATATCTTGGCATTACAGAGAAGGATGTACCAGAGCACGCAGGTTTGTATCTTGTATCGAATATGGGTCGTATAGATTGTTGCTTAAAGCTACCTCCATTACTTCATAAAAACAAAAATGATTGGGCTATGAAGGCCGCACGTTCTATTGGTTATAAATATTTGAAATTGGCAGGATTTTTCGAATGACCCCGCAAAGACTTGAGAAAGGGATATAGGAATGGGAGCAAATATGTATTCGCATTCGGTTTATCAATGGAATCCCTTTTGTGGCTGTAAATTCGATTGTATTTATTGCCGCAATTCTTTTCAGGCACAGTTAAAAAGGTGGGCAAAAAAGAATTGTCAAAGATGTTATAACTTCGAACCGCACGAACATCCCGAAAGACTTAATCAAAGTTTGCCAGAAACAGGTTATATGCAGTTTGTTTTTACTTGCTCGATGGGCGATATATCCTTTTGCTCTATGGAGTATCTTGAGAAAATAGTTGGCCGAATACGCCGAGAGCAGAATAAAACCTTTCTAATACAATCGAAAAACCCCAAAACTTTTGCGCGGATTGATTGGCCTAATAATGTGATTTTGGGAGTAACCATAGAAACAAACTGCGGGGGTATGTATCAATATTACAAAATATCAAAAGCTCCATTACCAGTTATAAGATGTTTAGATTTTATCAAAATTCAACATTTATTTAAGATGATTACTATTGAACCAGTCCTCGATTTTGATGTAGAAATTTTCCGCAGTAGAATAAAAGATATTAACCCCTGTATGGTCTGGATTGGCTATGACTCAAAGAAAAACAATTTACCTGAACCACCAATTGAGAAAGTTAAAGAGTTACATTGGGAGTTGAGCAAAATGGGCATCGTGGTTTTACTTAAAAAGGTTAGGGAGTTGCCGTATGGCTAAGAGGAGCAAGCGAAAAAAGCTAATAGATGCCTTGGATGGTCTTTGTCGGCAGATTGTCCGGCAGAGCACTAATGGTCGCTGCCAGAAGTGCGGCAAGTATGTAACTGGCTCAAATTCTCACCCTGCGCACATTATCCCAAAGGGCAAAGGGGCAAGTTTTTTGCGGTTTGACCTTAGGAATATCTTGCACTTGTGTTTTCATTGCCATCGTTGGTGGCACAATAATCCAATAGATTCAGCAATGTTCCTTAAAGACAAATTTTATGATAGGTGGGTGTATTTGCATAAACGGATACCCGACCAACAAGGCGTGATAAAAATGCGGCGGCATATAGTTTGGAAATTCAGCAATTCGGATTTAGAGGAAATACTTGAGCAGATTGAGAAGGGAAGACAAAATGGCTGATAACGAAAAGAAAAAAACTTATCAAATGGAATATAAATGCCATAACTGCGAGACGTCTCATATTGAGAATGTGCCATTTGGTAGTTCGGCTGACCATAACTGCGGGACTTGTCCCTATTGTGGTGAAACTCGTCCATCAGAATTTAGCTGTAAAAAACCAAAAGGGTGGCGTGAATATGGCTGATAAAGAATGTGAACATAGTGTTGACCAGAAAGTCGAGGCTCACATAGGTGGCTTGTGCCCTTTGTGCTTGCAGGCGGATGTCGAGCGGCTGAAGGCATTATGTTTAAGGGAAAGTGGCGTTCTAAAAGAGGCATTAAGGCGCAAACATAACAAGTCTATGATAGCAGTTGTTGCTGGAAGTCTTGAAGAGCAAGCCCTGAAAGGTGGTTGAGATGGACATTGAAAAGGCGAAAGAATTGCTGGAAAAAATAAGACATTATTTAGTTATAGGCCGAGATGAAGGAACTGGCGAGTTAATAGCAGAGATTGATAATTTGCTTGACGAGCCTGTATGTGAAACCTGTGGAGGAACAAGGAAGATACCCAACCCAGAAGGGGAACAAGTAGACCCTGTGATTGAAACATCTCACGGTGATATACCAGCCAGCCATTCTTACGGTTACATAGAGTATATTCCTTGTCCTGATTGCCAGCAGCCGCCAGCGGGGGAGTTTACAAAAACAATCAGACGATACATTGGTTCTTTTGTTGAAGCCTGCGACCGTCTCGACCGCCTTGAGGCAGAAAAGAAAGAGCTTGAGGCTGATTATGCAGACCTTAAAAAGGTTCAACAGGCTGATTATGCTCACGCCGTAAGGAATTGTGAAATAGCAAATAAGCTTGAGTCCCGTCTCGACAAGCGGAGGAAAATAATAAAAAGATTGTGGAATGTTTATCATTATAGCTTTCTTGGAGAAGATATTATTTTTGTTAAAGAAACCCTCGGCGACGAGGATTTCAAGGAGTGTACAAAATGAAGGTTCTTAAAAAAGCAGTAGCGTATCTTTTGTTTTGGGTAGGGTTTAAATATAAAGTGTCCACAGGGGATTATATTGCAATGTGGAATTGGCAGGAACGATGGATGGGGTAAAAACTGCCCTAATTGCATTAGCAGGAAGGATCCTATATGCAGCACGCTAAGATATTCAACTCGCCCGAAAAGTGTATGAGAGGGGTAGAGCTAAAAAGATTGCGGAAAGCCATTGGTTTTACCCAGCCCAAACTTGTGGAAAAACTCAATAATTGGGGGTGGACTATCAAAAAAGTTCAACGTTTTGAACAGGTAGATTATTTTTGTTTATGTTCCAGTGAAATGCAATCACTTCTTTTTGCGCTGAATGCCACATCAATTTGAAAAAAGGACAATTTTGTCCTTTTCAAAGTTTATCATCTCTCCGAAAATACAATTAGTGGCAAATGATTATAGCAAAAATTGGACGACTGGCGAGGAGCTGAGGTTTATTAACAGTTTGTCTGTTCGTGGCTTAGAAGGTTATAAACAGGCCTTTTCATTGCGTGGCAGGTGGGGTTCAATCAAAAAAAGTAAGGTTGAGCGGTTTTTAAGGTCAAAAGTATAAATCCTTGTCGTATAAGCACGGCGGGCAAATTCGACGTTCTCAAAGGCTGAAACGGCTTAATAAGTGAATAGAGCCAGATAACTATGGGGTGGAGTGGTTACCACCCCCAAAGGTCTTTTCGACGGCCTCGGCTATAAGGTCTATAACTGTAGCCTTTTGGCCTTTTTGGAGGCGTTTGAAGCGCACTCGGTCGAGGGTTAGCCGTGTCTCGGGGCGGATACGGAAATACAGGTTAAGTGGTTTGGGTTCTTGAGCCATCAGGTTTTCCTTCAAAAACAGAGCGAGTACGGTTCGTTTCCCAATCAGCAATGGCTTTTCGCAAATCAGGTTCAAAATCATCACCTCGCCAACTATTTTTGCCAAAGGCAATAGTGCCTTCTGCTAATTCTGCTTGGCCTAAAACAGCACATTGTCCTACTGTATCAAACAAGATAGCATAAAAGGTTTTATTGCGGACTTTGCACGGGCCTCGTGCTGTAAAATATACAACATAAAACCCTTCACCGCCAATTCCGTTTCGATGATATGCTATTTCTTTAATTCTCATTATTTCGCTCCTTTCGATTAAAGGTTAAGTGTTTTACATTTGTCGCATAAATAAGTGATGGTGTGGTTTTCCCAATATTCACCTTCCCAGTTTTCAGGTAATTGCCGATTGTCAGGTTTAATAGCCTTACGACCACACTTGCGACATTTAACCTTAATTCTTTTCTTTTTCATAAAGCCGCCCGTTGCCTTGAAGCCACAGCTAAACTGCGGACGGCTAAAGGGTAAAGCTGCTAAATTGTTGATTTATATTTCTTTTTTGAAGCACTTTTACCTCTCCGATTTGATTGACAACTTTTACTATTTCATTAACTTTTTCGATAACCGTTTTTAAGTTGGTAGCCGACAAATCTGGAGTGTACTCATTGTTAGGATAATCGCTTTTGTACCCCGTAGGCAAGTCCCATCGACTTATTTCCTTAATAAGCATAATTTACCTCGCTTTCTTGCTTTACCCTTATGTACTTGTCAAAAACCTAAATGTGAGCTTTTCGGTTTTTTCCAGCCCACGACCGGCCTAAGCACTTTTACGGTTGCTTGCCCCACCGAGCAGAACTTAATCTGCTAAGCCCTGCCAGCAGTAGCTGTCTGCCGAATAAGCTGTATTGCAGGGCGTTTTCACGGTATCGGACTATGGTTTAAGTTATCGGTTTTGCAAAGTGAAGTGATAATTGGCCGATTGCTTCGTCAAGAGACTTGCCATATATCCCTGTGTAATTATAAACACCTTGCTCGTTCTTAACGCTGATTTGCCATTCGTCTATTTGCGATACATATTCAATTTTTATGCCTGTTGTTGTTTCCATAATCACACCTTACCTTTCCGCCCGATACCGTATTAACTTGTCAAAGAGCCGTCAAGACTCTATGCTTTGTCGGTGATATAACAGTTTACTTCCTGATACAGCACTTCGGTATTGTTAACTTCTTGAAGTTCATCCCACAGTTCGTCAGGTAATAAATCCTGAACAACATTGCACACGGCTATTCCAGGCTCGTCCTTAATGTTGTTTTGCTCGTACCATTTGTCGAGCAGCTTTTTTTGTTTAACTGTTAACCTTCTCATTTGCTTACCCTTTCAATTATACCTATCACAGTAAATGCCCCACTCGCAGGTCGCAGAGCGTTTGCCGAACTGCAACGCAAACGAGCGGGGACTTTTTCGATGGGAATTTGCAAACGCTTTTAACTTGTCAATACATTTTATCGTCAATTGTCTAATTAAACTTTACCACAAAATCACAAAAAGTCAAGTAAAAGGGAAAAAATAATTAAAAAATCTTTTAAGCCATTATAAACAAAGAGCTTACAGCCATAAGGCACGCTAATATAATTATAAGTTGACAAAAGCGAATGAATATTGTAAAATATGAACACAGAACCCCTGGCTCTAAATATCGAAATAGGAACAAATAACTTAATGAGGTGAAATTATGGAGAAACTCAACTTACAGGACATTCACAGACCGAGGAAACTGAAGGTCTTTTTGGATGACTTAGTGGACGAGGTAAACGACGTCAATTTGTTGATTGCGCCAGCAAGGCAGGGGCGAGCAAAGAAAAGAGCCGAAACCGAGCGTAAGGAAAAAGCAAAAGCGGCGATAAAGGCGAAAGCTGACGCTAAAGCGAAAAAGCTCGCTGATGCCAAAGCGTTGCTCGCCCAGGTTAAGGCCAAGAAAGAGGCTGACAAAGAGGTTGCTGAGGCACAAGCCGAAGCTGTTGCCGAAGCGGAAAAACTGGTCAAAGCGCACAAAGAATGAGCCAAAAACCAAAAAAGCTAACTGCTAAAGAAAAAGAGTTAGAGTTATGATTCTGGCATGCTGTTGCTAACAGCTTGGCAGTTATTACTCCGCTGGCTATGATAATAAATGCCACATCTGCGGGTGTACAATGTTATAGCGAAAGAGCGCAAGCTAAGGCAAGAATTGTTGGTATTGGGTATCAGGTAAATATATGCGATTATGAGCGAAAAACTAAACAAACTAAGGATGAAGCTAACTGAAAAGCAGGTTGAGTTTGTAGACTTGCTTAAAAGTGGCCAAGACAGGGCTGATGCTTATGTAAACGCAACTTTTAAGGCTAAGAGCAGGAAAATAGCTCAGCAGTGTGCTTGCAAACTCTTAACAACAAATAAGAAGGTAATGGCCTATTTTGATGCATTAAGAGCGGAAGACGATAGAAAAACAAGTATTTCACGGACTATGCAATTAAATAGGCTTAATTTCCTTTATGAGTTGGCAGTTAAGCAAAAGAATGTAACAGCTGGCAAGGCGGTAATAGCTGAGCAGAACGAAATGCTTGGTTATCATCGTGAAACTGCCCCTAATCTTGAACGAGAGGCCGCACAGAAGGCTATGGAGGCTAAAGAGGCTGAGAAGCTGGCTGAGTTGGCTCACCAGCGTACTGAGGACGAGTCTACGGAGCCTAAACCTGCAAGTCATATCAGGCTTTTAAGGGCAGCACAGGAGGCAAGCTAATGCCGTTTAAGGACAGAGAGAAGCAAAAGCAAGCTAATAAAGAATGGGCAAGGCGCAAGCGGCAGGGTACTACGTCGGCGGGTACTACATCCCAAGGTACTATGCCCGACCTGCCACCTGACGATGAGCTGTTCGCTGGCTTACCTGACGCACTCAGGATATATGCTAACGGTGAGCAGGGCGGGACGTGGTATCGGCAGATGATACATCATCTAAAGACCACGTTCATTGAGCAGCTACAAGCTGAAGGCCTACCCTTTATACCTGGCTGGCGATACTTAATGGAGACCAAATCAGGGGCAGCGCCCATTGCTGCGATATTAGTGGGAGATTAGTGAGAGGTGAGACTATGCCAGGCAAAGGCTGTAAGAAAAAAGGCAGGAAGCACACGCCCATTACATCGAAGGCACAGCGTGGTGCTATGGGTGCCGAGTTAAGGAGGCGAAGACGTGGCAAAAAGAAGACGTAAGATAGTTCGGTTCAAAGATATGAGCACTGCCGAGCTTGAGCGCCACCTGCACGAGTCCAAGGGCAAGCGGCTGCCGGCACGGGCGAGGAAAAAGCATGCTTAATCCCGACCCCCCACCCATCGGAATGACGCGGCGATGCTCAAAGCAGTACCTATTGGATATAGGTATGAGGTAAAAATTGATGGTTAAGCGTTTAATATGCTATTTTTGGGGTCATAAATGGGTTAGTACAGGGGACGGCCGTTTGTGCCAGCGTTGTGGTAAAGGCGAGATACTCGTAGTTAATACAGAGATACCCGAATGGTTTATTAACCGACTTTCAGACACCCTTTATCGAGTCTTACACAGGAGTTCCTAATGGACAGTTTTGAGGTTGCGTATAGGGCGTTGGTTGCCGCCAACGAGCGGCCTATAGTTCCGCATTTTGTAGTTTTGGTAATACCCGCCAGTAATCGAGATTCGACTTATACAGTGCCGGTGGCTTTTGATGCTAACGGCAAGCCGATAGAGAGGAATTAAAAGATGATTAAGCAACTTAAATGGTTTTTCAAAACTTTGTTTTGTAGGCACGAGTGGAAAGTTTACCGCACTGGCGACCATTGTTCGAAGTGCGACAGGTTTAGAGATAATGTTTGGTATTAACAGATACGGCTGATTGTGGATAACTTATGGGCAATCTACGTCGCATTAAGAAGCAGATGGCGAAGCAGGTTCTTTTGGCCGACACGAAGATAGGCTTCAACGGTCGCAAGGTCTTGATAGCCGTGAACAACCCACAGGAGGCGTCTGTCTTGGCGAAGAAGTTCGCCGATTTTATGGCGTTCTTGACGAGTCGTGCGAATCAGGTTAATATGGGCGATTTGATGGCTGCCTGTCCTAAGGTTTTGTCGAAGATGAAATCTGGCGAGGATTTTTTGGTGAATTGAGGTATGATATGATAATAGAACTTTTCAGTATTCAAAGATTATCAGGAAAAAAATTATATCTTGTAAATTTGCTCATTTTAAACGATAGAGTTGCTTTCGGTTTTGGTACATACTTAAAAAGATACTGTGAAAAAGCCAAAAGCATTTTTTGTTTAGATATTGGTCGTATGTCTGAATACAGAAATGAGTTCGCAGTTGAAATCGAGTTTTTCGGCTTTCGCTACATAAAACATTGGTCACACAAGGCAATTTTGAATTGAGGTATTTATGAGGAA